GTTAAAGACCTTGGTCTTCATACGTTCTGGTTATACTGTCAAGGCGACAGCTAAACTCCAGCTACCTGTGTCTAGAGACTTATCTCTAGATTACAAGTCTTTCCGTTGGTGAGATGTTCTCACGGGCGGGAAACTGTGCAATCACCTCTGCGGCGTTTGTACAGAACTTCGAAAGCCACTGATGATCAGTGATTTTCGACGCTAGTTCCCTTACACAAATATTTGTGAAATGGAGTACTACTTTCGTTAAAGGATCACCCATCATGATCCCCCTTCGAGAAAGGATTCGTCTGATGTCACCACCAGAAGACTCCCCGATTGATGTTAACAACCCTTTGGCTGTAAACTCAACGATGCGCGGTTTGTAGCATGTTTCGACTACAATACCTTGCAACAAGGCGGGGATGCCACATTTTGTCATCCACGCCGTGCCCATCACCTCCGCCACATCGTGTCGCAGGTAATCGGTCGCCGTTTCGTAATCTGTAGAGAGCACGAAAACGTCGTGATAGAGTGTACTTTTATAAAAATTACCCTCTTCAGCCTTTTCCGTCGTGACAGTTTTCTCACGAAAGACTAGGTTACTTTTGTCATCAAACATTGATGAGAAAAAGTTCCATCCGTGTGCCTCTTTGGACATCCCGGATGTACTCGATGGAAATGCTTTATGCATTGGCCACGAGCAGATTGCATTAACGACGTCTAAAACCGTCTTTAAGCAAGCTGCGCCCTTGGTAACACTTCTTGCCTTACCAGGTTCGCTCGCAATTACGAGGAATACTTTCTTTAATTCCTCCGGTTGCGTCGCAAGTACTTCTTCTAGGCAACGCCAAAAGATGTACTCTGCGGGATTCTCCATATTGAGCTGTTTAGTCTCAAGAAGGGAACCATCATCGAGGTCGACCACATAGCATGGCCGCCCGATGGTACCGGTTGAGACAATTTCAGATATTGCCTCAAGCGTTCCACCCTCACTTCGTGTCTTTTCGTAACACGCAGCGACGGTTGCCCTAATACCGGCCTTAGTTGTAAGACCAGTAAAGGGTGCGTCCGGTAGCGATGATAAAATATTTCTCATCGTTCCGGATACGAGCTCCAGTTCCAAATCAAATGGCTCTGGAGTCTCACTTAAAGTTCTAAGACACTTAATCTTAGACTGTAAGGCCACAAGAGGCGGTGGTGTTCCTGCACACCGCGTCTGTGAAAGGATACCTCTGACTTGAACTTTTTCAAGCGAGGGTACCATAGTAATGTAGCG